GGGTCCCGTATACGCCGGACGTCGGCGTCAGAGAGCTGGAGTCGAGCTTGAAAAGGCGCCGCTTCCACTCGCTCTTGTGCGAGCGAATGTCGCGATCGGCCATGTTCCTGTACTCGAGATACCGAGGATCCTGGTTCGTCGCGAGGAAGTTGGCCGCAGCGGCATTCTCCAGGTACCGAGCCATGAAGCGAGTCCAATAGTTCTCAGTCGTACCGGACGTCGACAGCTGAGGCTCACGCACCTGCACCGGGATGCGCAGGTTGTAGATGCCAGGGTTGTCTGGATCGCCTAGGTCGCATGGCGGGTCGATGTAGAACTGGGTCGGCACGTTGTTCCATACGCCGCCACCGATGCCGTCGTAGGAGATTCCGATGTACTTCGGAGGGCCGGCGATCGCCTCGACGTCGTCCTTCGTATAGATTTCGCTCAAGTCGCCAGGAGACTCCATGCCGCCGGCGGGACGCGCGGTCCGCGAGCCGACGCTCCACTGCATCTCGACGGGCTTCTGGATGCCGTCGTAGGTGTACCAAGGCGGAATCTCGGTCCGGAAGCGCATGAAGCCGTCGCGGATCTCGTCCTTGATGATGATCCCAGAGAACAGCTGCGCGTACTGGTACTGCAGCGTCCGGAGCTCGATCGTGTCGTTGAGAAACGGCCAGGCGTTCCAGTAGTCCTCGGCATCTTCCTGGGCGCGCTGGATGTCCGTCTCGATCCGGTTGACCAAGTCGATCGGCGCATCGACAACGATCACCTTCACTTGGTTGATGATCTGCTGCAGAGACTTGGGCGTCGCCATGGTGCACTCCTAGATAGCAGAAGGGGGCAACCCTACCTGGGCGCCCCCTCCAATTCACAGCGAACAGGTCCCGGTTGTTACGCTGTGTCACCCTCATTGTCGATGTGCCAGTCGAGCATGAACTTCACAGCTTCGTCGCCCTTGAGGCGTCCTTCACTGATCGGGTTGTCTCCAAGCTCGCCGTTCTCGTACTTCTCGAAGACCTCGAAGCGAGCGCCGCCGATGTGAACGCGCTTGAGCTTCCCGGTCTCCTGGAGCTGTCCGGCCTTGTTGAACACGTTCGGCCCGTAGTCCTCGATGGTTTCCGGATCGATCTTCTGCGCGTCCTCACCATCGACGCCCTCGAGCTCGGACAGGGTCTTCTTCTCCAGCTCGACCTCGAACTCCGCCATGCTCTTGCGTTGCTCATCGCGCAGCTCTGCGATCTTCGCCTGCTTTCGCGAATTGGCGAGGTCGACGCCGAGCCCTGCGGCTTCCTTGTCGCTCATCGAGTGACCGTCCGCCGTGTAGAAATTCCCGGGGTCGTCCAGGTACTCGATGACGCGGCCACCGTCAGCGTGGATGATGTCGCGGAGGGGCCGCGAGCGATCAATGGCGGGCACTGGCTCTCCTTCCGTGGCCTCTTACGAGGTCACCTTGGTCATCAGGTCCAGGTAGCCGTCGTCGTCAACGACCTCGCGCGCAGACGCACCGCGCTGGATCTTGGCATCGACGAAGGGCTCCTCTTCGTACTCGATGAAGACATGGGCGTCGCCAACAGTGGCTCCACCAGAGCCCACGACGTCCACCTGTTCGCCGGGCAGAATCAGGATCGGCTTGCCGTCATCGAAGTCGACAGCATCCTTGTAGTAGCCGAGGCCAGCTGCGCTGATGGGTACCGAAAGATTGCCGGCAGCGGTGTCGTCTTGATCGGGGTCGAGATTCGCGCCGCCCACCAAGTGGTGATCCAGCGTGAGGATGTTGGGGTTGGCGGTCGTCGCGGTATCCACAATGGCACCGAAGCGAGTGATCCGCACCGGCTTTACCGGCGTGAACGTCGCCAAAGTTTGTCCGGTGTCCATCGTGACGACTCCGGAAATCCACGTCTTCGTATAAGCGCGGTACATGATCGAGCTCCTATGCCTTGTCTCTCAGTGTGGAGGTTCGAGCCCCGCCTTATGCGGTGCCCCAGTGAATCACTCGCGCGTCGGCGAATTCCGGCCAGGTGAGTCCGGCCTCGAGAGTGCCGACCCAGCCAAGGTCTTGGAAGCGACCCAGGTTCGTCTTGAGGCCCGCGCGAAGCTCCGGATCCTGTACGACGGCCAGGAATGCCGGATCGGCCGCCATGAAGATGGCCTCTCCGGTCTTGCCGGACGCGATCTGGTCGGTGCAGGCGTCGTTGTTGTTCGTCTCGAAGAGCGCGAAGCCTTCGACGTCGCGCATGCGACCGTCCATCAGGGGGCCGCTGGTCGTCGGCGCCAGCCATGCCTTGTACTCGTCGTCGTTCTTGATGCCGCGAGCGGCATGTGTCGACAGGATGCCGACGTACTTGCCGTTCTCGAACCCACTCACGAGCTGCGTCGCCCGGAAATAGTCCCGGAGGATGCGCAGGTGGGCGATGCTGAGGTTGTGTGTCGCGGTCCCAGCGAACGTGGTCGTCTGGATCGTCATGGTCGCCGCCGCCGTCGAGACCGCCTTGATGGGCGTGGTCTTCATCTCGTCCGCGGTCATCTTGTCCAGCGTGAGACGCATCTGATCGCGCAGCGCTCGCTGCGTGTCATTCCGGAGATTGAAGTGCGTGAGGTTCTGCTCCAGCTCCGTCATGGGCACGGTGTAGCCCCACTCGGAGACCGTCTTGCTCACGGTCGACTTCGGGACCTGGCCGGAGGGCAGCAGCTCGTCCTCGTTCACGCGAGTGGCGAGCGGCAGGTTGCCGGTCCGGGTGATGGTGATGCTCTCACCCTTGCCCTTGCCGTAGCCTGGCTCTGGAGACACGAACCGGAAGAAGTGAGAGTCTGAGATTGCGCTGTGGCGCAGGCGCGTCGAAAGCGCATGGTTTTTGTAGACACCAGTCGGTGCGTCGAACTGCCAGGACATGCCTTACTCCTTCAGCGCGGTGACTTCAGGAGGCTGAACTGCGCTTGCCGTAGCTGGCAAGAACGTCGGCCTCATTCATCTCCGGGTAGAAATCAGTCTCCCCCTGCATCATCACAAGCGTCGATGACAGGGTGGACTCGTCTTCTTCCTCGGGCGCTGAGGGTTCCTCGGGCGGCAGCTTGTGCTGGTTCCCGCCTTCGACCTGGGTTCTGTTCACGTCTTCCTCGTCTTCCTCGGCAACGAGCTCGTAGCCGCCGGCCTCGAGCATCCGATCGCGCTGCTTGACAGCGTGGTCATAGACACGCGAGAGCAGCTCGTCTCGCAGGTCGACAGTCGGAGGGACGGCCATCGTGCCTTGCGTGATGGCGCCGAAGGACGAGGCGATGAAATCATCCTGTCCACGGAATTCGGGGTAGCGACTCTGGAAGCCGTTCCACATCTCTGTGCGCAGCGAGTCTTCGTGCTGCGTGCTCGCCATGTTGCCGAGACGCGTATCGAGGTCGCCGCGTAGGCGCCGGTCGTATGCGTCGAGGTGTGCAGCCGTCTCGGAGTCAATCTCAGGCAGCTGCTCTTGTGGTGTGGCCGCCGCGGGAGCCGCGGGCTGGACGGGGGCTGACTGCTGCGACTCCATCCACTGGGAGAACCCGCGGCTGGGGGTATCTGCCGCCTCTGCTGCGGCCGGTGCCGCCGGCGTAATACCAGGCTGAGCGGTGTCTGCCATGCCGGGACCATACATGCCTCCCGAGGCTGCGCAACATGGGGAGGCGCCACTTCAGGCTGCGGGACCCTCCGGTCGGGTTAGACCGGAGTCGGTTGCAGGTCAGTCTTGGCGTGCTCGGATCGCGGAAAGGGTCGCCCTGGCCGGCTTCAGCTTGGAGCGCAATCGACGCTCGACGTCGAGGTCTGCGCCCACGCGATACCACGCCTGCACAGCGAATTGCGGGTCGATCATACCGGCGTTACTCGCCTGGTGAGACACTACGCTCTTCCACACGGCCTTAACAGTCGCCAGAAGCTCCGGGCCCCACTGATCCATCTCGGCCTGCGCCTCGCGACCCTCGGCAATGATCTGGGCCTCTTCAGGCGTCGGCTCGCCTCGCATCACTGCTGGCCACCAGGCCCACCAGCCTGCGCGGCTGGATCGGTGTTCTGCAGTCCAAGCGCATTACCACCCGGGAAAGCACCAGTTTCGTTCGGCGGCGGCAGGATCGGCTGCTCGCCGGGATCGGGCTCGAGGTCGAGCGGGTCGATGTTTGCGCCGCGCATCAGCATCGCCATCGTCTTCGGGATCGAATACTTCTGCTGGTAGGCAGCTGCCAGGGTCGGGTTCGACCCAATCACATTCAGGAAGCCGAGCAGGTTCCGTGCTCGCTCTGCACGCGAAAGTAGACCACTCATGCCGTGCACCTTGATCTTGAAACGGCGATCCCTGAATTCCTTGCGTCGCTGCGTGAGCGCAGCGGACCACTCGGCGCCAAGCTCCTGCGCGAGCTCTTGATCCTTCTGCGGATCCATGTGCTGGATCGCAGTCATCCAAGTCAGTTCCAGGATCGGGCTGATCGTCGTAGCTTCGACATCGGCAGCAATGTTCGCAACGATCGACTGGCCGCCCTGGTCGGCCTTGCCGATCTCGAACGCTGTAGTGCCGCTCTTCGGCGCGAGTTGTCCCAGGCTGATCTCGTTTTCGGAAGCCGCTTCCATCAGCTCGCTCTTCAGCCCTGCCCACATCTGGAAGACTTCAGGGTTCACGCGACCCAGCTCGATCTCGCGAATGAACGGATTCGCAGGATCCCAGTCGACGTCGGCCGTGAATACCTTGTTGGGGTGGATGCCCTCGCTCAGCTGCTGCGGGTTGTCGAGCGCTTCCGGCCAGACCATGAACGCATTCATGCTGGTGGTCTGGATGGCGTCTAGCAGCAAGTTGGTCACTTCCGTGAAGGTGGCGGCGAGCTGTGAGAACGATTCGACGTACGTTCTTCCGTACACCGTCCAAGGCACGTCGATCATCGGCGCGAACACGATCCAGTCCTTCTTGTGCCAGAACGGATTCGGCTCGGGGCCGCGTATGATCTCGCTTTCGTTCGCCATCACGATCAGCTGATTTTCGGCGACCAGCACGCCCTCGCTGTCTACGATGTCGCACAGGAATTCGTGCAAACGCACAGGACGGCGGTTAGAGCTCGTCTGGCGGCTTCCTCCGGACATGCGTTCTTTCGCGTTTTCCAGGTCGTTCGTCTGACTCCTCGAGCCGCTTTGCATGCCGACGCGATCGAGCGCAGCCGAGTCGTATACCGGCTTGCCGTTGGAGTCCTTGATGCCCTTGAGTGCCTTCAGCTGATGCAAGTCGCGCTGTCGCTCGCGGATCCGGTACAGGTGCCGGCCGGTGGGATCGAGGAATATCTCAGAAGGATCGACGGCCTCGATGCGAATGCGTCGCGTCTTGTGGTCCCAAGTAACCGAAGCGCAGTTGGCCTTGAGGGCGCCGCCCTTCATCAGCTGGCCGAACGTGTGGTCGAAGCCGACTGTGTGGCCAGAGCTGTTCGTACCAGAGCGATCCAGGTAGAAGTTGATGACCTTGGCGATGGTCGGCGTCAGGACGCCATCCTTGTCGCCGGGATCCTTCGGCGTGAAGAATTCTCCTGCCGCTTTCAGCATCGTGCGCATGGCACCCGCGAAGCGCTCGGTGGAATTGGACACCTGGGGCATCACTTCCCTGGCCTGCCAGGGTGCCTTGTCACTGAAGTCGTAGCGCCCCCAGTAGGCGTCCGCGTTGCGCTCCCAGACCGTGTCGCGATCCTCGAAGCCGCCCTGGCGTCCCTGCCGGCCCTCATCGAGGTAGCCGCGAAGGATCTGCAGCAGGTCTTGATCGTTGAGCTTGCCGATGCGCTTCGGCTTCTCCAATTCCTCTTGCGGATTCTCGGGGTTGAACGTGCCGAGGCGTCTATCCGTGTCGATCTCGGGAGCGGCCATCAAACCCTCCGTGTCGGAAGCGTGCTCATCGGATCGCCATCCTTGGGCATCTCGGCAATCACGGTTTCACCTTTCCGACTGAAAAAGCTCGCAATCCTGGGCTGCTGCAGCGGCGCCTTCTTCTTGGCGCCTCGCAGCGTCCCTTGAGGGAAGAATCTAGCGGCACCATAGCCTGCCGCGTCCCAAGGGTGCGAATGGATGTTCTTCTCGGGTACGGCACTGATGATGTCGCCACGATGGATTTTGCGATGCGCGCCACCTCGCAGCGCGTGCCAGACTGGTTTCGCGAATTCCTTGTCGACCTGGACGACGCCACGGCCGCCTTCGAGCACTCGGCCCAATACAGCGTTGAGTGCGAGCTCGCGATCGGCCAATTGCACAGGTCCGGGGCGCCAGACGCCTCCCAGCTTGTCCTTGATCGCCTTGACGGCTGAATTCCGGCTATCGGACTGCTCTCGCTGCGCGCCGGCGGGATCTCCGGTGTGGTCCCAGTGAAAGCCGGAATAGCGCTCGACCAGGCGCGGTGCGACCAAGTCCTCGATCAGCTGCACGACGCCGATGCCATCGCCGACGAAAGCGTCGAGGAAGTTCCAGTGGCCCATCGGAGTGATCTGCGTGATGAGACAAGTCGGGTTCAGACCGAAATCCCAAAGCAGATGCAGAGACGTGCGCTTCAGTGGAGCAAGTCTGATGGCCAGGTGTATGCGATCGCTCCAACCGGGTGACATCGGCCGGCCTTGCTGCAGGAATCCGAACTCGCCCTTAACAAAGCGCCGGATCTTGTCTTCCTGGCCGGCGTAGTTGGTCGCAACGTCCTCGTAGTAGTCCGGAGGCAGGTTCCCGAGGTTCTCAGGCGACCCAGTCTGGAAACTAACACGCTTCGTCGCGCCGGGGTCGATGAATTCGGCATAGGTCCAGTGGCTCTCGTCGGGGTTGTTCTGCGCGAGCTTCCCGACGTAGTAGTCCATGTTAGGCTGCCGCAGCCTCTGCATCAGCGTCAGGAAGACAGTGCGCGAAACGCCTCCCGGGCCGGCGGTGGGCGACAC